TTGATTTTAAGAAAGTTCCATCTGAACCTAGAGCAAGTTCGGTAACATCCCCGTCTGTATTTGAATAAAAGACTCTCCATGCTGTTTGATCAACAAAGTCTGTAAGGTCTGAGTAATTCTTTAAAGCGGTACCATTTACTGTTGGCATGTTTGTAACTTCCAAGTTTGTAAACCAACCTTTAGTTATCCGAGTTCCTGTTGAACCAATATCTCCAGTAAGTTGAAAATTAGAACCATCGTAAGTAAGGCCTATAGTTCCCTCAATCGTTCCATCACCAGTCCAGACTCCTATTTGGTCGTTTGCTGGAGTTCCAACTTTAGAAACGTCACCAGATCCTGATGGAGTTGCAAAACTTGGAGCTGAAGATGCTCCGTTTGATTTTAAGAAAGTTCCATCTGAACCTAGAGCAAGTTCGGTAACATCCCCGTCTGTATTTGAATAAAAGACTCTCCATGCTGTTTGATCAACAAAGTCTGTAAGGTCTGAGTAATTCTTTAAAGCAGTACCACCTACTGTTGGCATATTTGTAATTTCCAAGTCTGTAAACCAACCTTTTGTTACTTTACTTAAAGCGCTTCCAAGATCACCTGAAATTACCAAATTGTTTCCATCGTAAGTAAGTCCTGAAGTTCCTTCAAGTGTTCCATCTCCAGTCCAGACTCCTACTTGATTATCTACTGGCGTTCCGACTTTAGAAACGTCACCTGAACCAGCAGGTACAGCAAAGCTTGGAGCTGCAGAGGCTCCGTTTGATTTTAGGAAGGTTCCATCTGAACCTAGAGCAAGTTCGGTAACATCCCCGTCTGTATTAGAGTAAAAGACTCTCCATGCTGTTTGATCAACAAAGTCTGTAAGGTCTGAGTAATTCTTTAAAGCAGTACCACCTACTGTTGGCATGTTAGTAATCTCTAAGTTAGTGAACCAACCTTTAGTTACTCTGTCTCCAGTAGTAGCAAGTGAGCCAGTCATAGTTACATCGTTTGATCCCACGTCAAGGTCTACACCTGTTAGAGTTACTGATGAATCGTCTATATTGAATATAGTTCCACTAGCTGACTCAACAGAGAGTCCTGCGGTTGACTCTATTTTTACTTTATAAGATGAACTATCTGCTTTGTTTCTAGTTGACAGTTCAATAAGTTGGTCGTCATCAGTAAATGAATTTTGGATAGCAATACCTGCTTGACCTTGGTCTTGATTGTCTGAAAAGTCCTGAGAACCAATTATCATAGCATCACCAGAAAAACCAATAGGTGATAGGTCTCCAAATAGAAATCCAGTTTGTATATCTGTGGTTGCTGTGTTTATGTAGAGTGTTGCATGTCCCTTAAGAGGAAAACCTAAACCTAAAAGGTCTGCACTTGTGTCTTCTAACACTACCCCACCTGTAAAGTTGGTTGAAATCTTAAGTTTAGAAGAACTCCTCACAAAGTCTGTACTCCCCGCAAGAGTCCCGTCTCCTGTCCAAACTGCGACCTGCTCGTTTACTGGAGTACCAACTTTAACAACATCACCAGTACCTGCTGCTGGTGTTGAGTTTTCAAATGTAGTAGGTCCTGTTTTGCGAATATACTCACCTGCAGGTGAAGTATTCAACGCAGTTAAGTTAGCTAACGCAGTTGCTTCTGAAGTTGTGTTTTGTTCTCCACGGACGGATAAATTACTCATAGAAGTTTAATTTTTAAATTGTTGGTACTAATAATTTTTGCAAGTCTTGATTTGTAAATGTCTAGATCTTTCTTATAAAAATCTAAAGTTTCTTTTTCTTTTACAATAAACAGGTGTGCTTCTTCTTTTTGTTTTAAAATGCTGTCCAGCTCTATTGTTTCTCTTTCAATTTTTTTACTTATGTTTTCAAGGGTTGAAAGATATTCCCTCATAACATTTCCTCCTTCGTTTATCGCACCTCGGATACTTACTACAACACCGTCTGACTCTTTTATGGCCTCTGTATAAACATCTGAAAGTACGTTTACTTTTTTAACAAGAATGTCTTTTTGTTCTGAAATGTCTTTTACTCTGTTACTTAAGTTTTCAGCATGATGCATAGACAGTTCCTTCTCACTTTTTAGGCTAGATATCTCCTCTCTAAGACTTTTAATCTTAGCGTGAGTGTCAGCATATGTTTGTGTTGATGGAACTTGAGTCATACTAATCTTTAAGGTTATTTTCTTGCAAAGCAATGCTTATTTTCTTTTCTCTTAGTCGGCACTCAGATTCTCTTAACATAACTGTCTGCTCTCTTTTTATTGAGTTTTCATTTAAGTTTTCAATTCTAACTTCTTTTCTTTGAAGAGCTAATTTACTTTCAACACATTTCTTTTCAATCGTTTTAATAAATTCTTCTACGTTGTTAAGTCTTAATTCTTCCGACTTTATAAATCTCTGAGTATGAAGCACTTGGTCTTCTCGATGTTCTAAAGATTTTATTTTACTGTCGTATGTTCGGATAGTATCGTTTGCTTTATCTATTTTTTGAACAAAAGAATCTTTCATGTTTTTTACTTCTTCTGACTCTTCTTCAAGAGTTTTCATTGTATTAACTATATAATCTTCTTTTGTTTTTAAGCCTAGACTAATATCCTTACTCAATCGCTCCTTTTCAATGATTTCTTTTTCTCGCTTTCTAAGATTTACACTGAGGAACGTCAATGAAGACCGTTTGTCATCCATGCCTTGATCCTCTTTTTTATATTTTTCCTCTAAGTTTGCAAGATTGTCTGATGCAATTTTTTCTTCTTTAAACCTTTCAATTAAAGTTGCATTGCTTGATTCAATTTTTTGAATCAGACTACTTAAAAATAATTCTTTTTTTTCTATCTGCTCATTAAGTTGATCAATCTTTAGGTTGTCCTGAAAGACCATCCCTTTAAGTTGTTTCTCTGCACTGGTTTTTGCAACCTCTAAGTCACTTACCTCTTTAGAGATAGCGTCTAGTTTTTCTTTTGTACGAGTCACTTCACGATTGAGAAAAGTCAATTCATACACTATTTCTTTTTCTATATCAACTTTTTTTTGCATGATATTAATTTCCTATTTCACGGTATCTAATAAGGCCTCCGACTTGAACAGCTCCACCTAGATTTATTACAAACGCTGTGTTAGGGCTAAGAGTTATAACACCGTTTACGTCCTGACTAGCGTTTTCCCACGTTAGTGGTTGCTTTGCATCTAAGGGAAGAGGTCCACCATAGGCAGTCATTGCCCCGTCTTTTAATTGTACTTCGACAGCCGTTGTTGGCATAAAAGAGATAAAGTCTATTGCTAGAAAGTTCCCTGGAGTAGTTGGCGCTGCAATAATAGCGTTGTCACCACTTGAAGAAATATCTATATCTGCTTTTCTTGAATTTTCTGCGTATGACATATGTTTTTTATATTACCAACCTGATCGTTACCCCTGAGACATTCTCAGGAGTAAAGTCAGGATAGTATTAACTAGTAATAACTATGAAGACGTTGAGTTACTAAATACCCACATTCGAGCAAGGTCGTTGAATCCTAGATCAAACAAAGTTGTTGCTGATGTTTGGATTTCTTTTGTCTTGTAAACAACGTTTACAGGATCTACCATTGCTGCTTGTGATTCAATAAATTGGAATCCGAATTCATCGGCCATTAATGAACTGTCAAACATAGCCCAGTAATTTGCGTTTGCAATAAATGGAAGTGCTACGATCTTGAAAGCATTTACAGCTGATCCATCGTATGTGTTAGATCCAGGTAGATTGTTTCCAGTAATAGCTTTAAGAATTTCCTTAGCTTTGAAGTGGTTAGCTGAGTTCTTCTTAACTACAAGCACATCCAAGTCTGGAATCATTGGGTTTCCTCGAGGGTCTACCATAAGTCCAGCTGTTCGGTATGCTGCTTTAACTCCAGCGTAATCAAATGGAAGGTTGTAGTCAGATCCATCGTAAACAATGTTGTTCATATCTGGCCCTCCGTCTTCACGTGTATGAGCGTTAGACGCTGCTGCAAGACCATCACCTCCGGCAATGTTCATTACCTTGTTACCTGATGCACCGTAAGCGGTGTATGAAGTAGCATAAGCATTGTCGATTCGCTCTGCACATAGCTTTTCTTTTCGTTGTGCGATTGAATTCTTAAGTTGTCGAGCCGTATTTTCTAGGTCTCGCTTTCTAATACCGAATTTCCACATTTGAAATGTAAAAGGAACGATAATTCCTACCATGTTTTGTGTATAAGTTTTCTTATACCCTTGCACTGGTGTATCTGCAAAGATAATTCCGTTTTCGTCAACGAAATCAGCTTGAGTTAGACCTGATAGAGATGAATCTTTCTCGTAATAATCTTCAGTTGTTCGTACATTAAAGTACTGAGGGTATAGCTTTTCTGGTTCTGCTTCTTTTGAGAAAACTTTTTGGATCGAAAGATCTACTAAGTCTGCTGCTTGGTTGATTGAAAGTGGTGCTGACATAATATTATGCGGTTACTGTTGCTACTCGAAGAATGTTTCCAACAATAACTTTGTCGGCAACAGCTCCAATAACACCTGTTTGTAAGAACACAGCTTCGTCAGTCGTGTTGTTAGAGTGAGTGTTATTTACTTCAGATTTGTTTGCAAGTAGCATTTTCTGATAATTATCTGCAAGTGTAGGTGTGTTAGAAGCTCCAACTGTCCATTCTTGAGATGCGTCTACGATACATACCAATATTTCAGTTGCGTTTGAGGCTACTGTTTCCATTGCTACGGCGAAAACGTTTGTTGATGTTGTTGCAGCGGTAGCTGGCACTACGTCAATAGCGTCTGCTGTTCGGTCTAACATCACAAGGTCTCCAAGTGTGTACGCTTGAGAATCTATACGTACTTTTTTGTATACAGTCTCATTTGACTCTTTAATAAGTTTAAACATATTTATTGTTAAGTTATCAGCTAAATAATTCCTCTTTCTCTTCATCTGTAAACCCTTTCATCGCATCTATGCGTAGATCATGATTTACTGATTTTTTTACTTTAGGAGTTTTTTCAGCTGATGCTCCGGTGTGAGAAGCGACTTTTATCTTTTCACGTGAAGCATTAATTTTATTAAGGTTTTTTTGTGGTTGAGTTCCAAAAATTTCTTTATGAACCTTGTTAAGTACTTTTTTCAAAGACTTGGGATCTGAAGGTGCAACATAGAGGTTAAACTCTGATTTAAACTGGTCCCATAGAACACCGTCTGAATCGTTTTCTGGAAGATACTCTGGATGTGCTTCAAGGAAAGAATCGAATTCGCTATTGTTTTTATCCGATGCAATTTCGTCTTTCTTTGCAAACCCCATCTTTGTAGCTATTTGCTCAAAACGCTTTAACTCATCTGGATCATATCCTGACAGCTCGTCGTCTGAATCATCTTTCTTTGATTTCTTACTTACAAACAATTCGTCTTGTCGTTCTTTTCGTAAGAGAGCTTTTAGCCTCGTAGTCTCTAGACGCAATGCGCGTTCTCTTGGTGTCTCACCTTCAACTGGTTTTGGTTCATCTTTTTTTGTCTCTTCTTCCTGATGATCTTCATCCTCTTCTGTAGAATCTTCGTCTTCATCTTCGGTGTCTTCTTCAGACTCCTCTGATTCGTCTTCATCTTCTTCATCTGGATTATCATCAGTATCGTTTTCTTGAGTAGAAGAATCCTCGTGAGTTTCGCTCTCATCTTCATCGACTAGCTCATCGTCCTTTGAAGGATCAATTTTTACTGTATCAACAAAGTCTTTTACTTCCTCGTTATTATTTTCTGTTTCCATAATTTTTTTACTCCCTTTTGTTACCCGCTGGAGAGAGCGGGAATTAAAAACAGCCCTTTACTGGGAAGGGCTGTGTAACTCTCACTATAGAGGTAAAACTGCGACGTAAAACCTTTCAAGCAAGAGCTATACAGCTCTCCCCAGTAATCGCAGTTTAACTAATAAATTGACAAACTTTCTATTCTTTATCGTCTTCTATTTCTGACTGAACATCTGCACTTTCGTCGTCCTCTCTTTCAGTGTCAACGTCAGCGTCAGATTTTTCAGGCACTTCTACTGTATCGTCTACAATATTAAGTGGTTCTTCTGTAGGTTCCGCAGGAATTACTTTTCCTGTTCCCTCGCAGTTGTTACAAGTTGTAACTGACCCTTGTCGTAAGATTGGAAAAGCTCCTGATCCTACAAGGCCTTCACCTGCGCATGTTTCGCAATTATTCATTGTTTATTTTTTTATTAATTTCCATTAATGGCGCATCAGCAAGTGACAACTGTTGAGCTTTATTTTTTTCTTTAAAATGCTTTGTAAAGAACGCAACTGATTTGTCTGAAAGTTCGATGTCTGTTTCAAATGGTGTGTCCCATTTGTATGAAGTAAGATTTCCGTCTTTATCTAAAACTTCAGCAAACTTACATTTCTTTTTATCTTCTTCACTAAGTGAAACCTGAGGAATATCCTTTAGTACTGCCTCCAGTGTTTCAACATCTCCTTTCACTTGATTGAAAACTCCTATCAGTTGGACTCGTTCTGCTATTCCTATTTTTATTGTTTTTGACATAATTTAAATTGATTAATTTGTTAAAGGTTTATCGAACTGGTCGATTAAGATTTTGTAAAACTAACTTAGCCCATTTTTCCACACCGTCTTCTCCTCTGAATTCTTCTCGCTCTAAGTTTACTGTTCGCCTATCTTCTTTCATTTCAGCTAAGTATTCTTTTGGAGCGTTAGAGAATTTTTCTGCTACAACTATTGTAAACAATAGTCCTCCTTCTTTTGGATACACTGTGTATGTTCGTGCTAGTCGCTCACCTAATACTTCTTTAGCTTTTGCGTTATATCGAGGATTAATTTCTGACATATCACTTGAAGCTTCGTCGATCTTTTTATCTTCCTTAGCTGATGATACTGCATCTACCTCTGCGCTTTTAGGCTTATCTTTTATTAGGTCTACAATCTGTGCAAATGACTTATTCATTTCACCTTTCAAACTATCAAATTCTTCACGTGAAACAGATGGTACTTCAGATGGTTCATTTTCTTCAAATCCATCGTCTAAATCCATTGCTTCACTTACTACTGAATCTTCAATCTTTTCGTCTACTACCTTATCGTCTTTTTTCTTATTTGCCATAATATTTTTTACTTCTTTATTTTACTTCCTGAAGAGGGGAAGATTATTAACGACTACTAATTAATTTACCATTCCACCGTCAGACGTACCTCTTCGACCTCGTCTTTTTTCTTGTCGGTAGTTTTTTGAGGCTCCTCGAGCTGCTTTATTTGAAATTCGGTTAGCCTTTCTTACTGTCTTGCGAGTTAGTGGTTCTTGCCCTCTTGGAGTTACGTACTGTACTGGATTTCTTCCTGTCTTAGCTTTGTATGCTGCTTCTCTTGCTATAGAAACCGATACCCTTCTTGTCGCTACCTGTCCTTTTGTTGACTTCCGAGCTTCGTTGTAAGCTTTATTTGCAGCTTCTTGAACTTTTTTAGAAGGCTTTTTTGCTTTTTTCTTTGCATCTTTTTTGTTTTTTTCTTCTCGGTCTATCTTTGCATTAATTACATTAGCTCTTACTCTAAACAAAGGATCAGTATGATCATTCTTCACTGGTTCAGATCCTTTTGCTCCTCGGACCATCTTCATGTCTTCAACAAGCTTGCTATCACGTCTAATCATGTTCCGAGCTTTCCTACGAGCAGGGAATGACAACACGTCAGAAGTTTTATCAATTATTTTTTTTATTGCCTTCATACTAGTATTATATCATTTTTAATTATTCTGGTAAAGAAAGTTCCTTTTCCTTAATTTCCTGTGCAACAATGTTCGGAACATTAATTGGAACTTGAACAACCATAAACTCTCCTTTCTTTAAATCTTTTGTTAACTTAACCTGTATCTCTTTCATATACTGGTGTCCAAGCTCTTGTTTTACTGGCATCATTAGTGATTGCTGTTCCTTTGTTGCAAGTACAAACATAAATGAAAACAAGTCTGAATATTTTACGATTGATACGTTATCCCCAATAGCGATACGTACAGATTCTGGATATTTTTCGTCAAAATTAATATCAAGACCTACATCATTGATTTCGTTCTGATCTTTTATTTCTGCTGAAGCTGGTTTATTAATCATTTTTATCGAGAGCTACTCGCTCCATTGTATTTATAAATTCTTTCAATGCTGATATTTTCGACTCTCTTTCAATAGCATTTTTTACTGTTTGAAATTCTGTATCCCCGACAAGGGTTCCCTTATTCCATAGTTCCACCATCGTTGCTTGCATTCGGTAGATGATTTCAAAATCACTGTTTCTAACTAATCTTTCTAATTGCTTTCTATCTATCTCAGTCATAATAATTATTTCTTATCAACGAATAATCCTCCTAATAGATTTTTCCCAGTTGGTGCGCTAATTTGTTCACGTGGAACCACTGTAGGTGACAACTGTTTTGTGTTTCCAGTATTACCTTGCATTGTGTGGCCTTCTTTTGCTCCTGTTTGGTTAGTCGTGTCTTGAATTTCTGGTGCTGGTGTTTCTTGTTCCTGGTCAATAACTCTTGTGTCTTTCAAGAGAGCTTGTCCAACATCTGTATTAGCATCTGCTTTAACACTTACACTTATTTTTGGTTGCTCAGGTGCTGGAGGTGCTGGAGGTGCGGGAGGTTGGAACCATGCGTCAGGTAGCCAATCTTTTGGATCCTCTTCATTTACTTTACATAATTGAATTGCTGACTTCATTACAAGTTCAGGTGGTTGCTGTAATAGTGGAATAAGCATGTTTGCCATTTCCGTCTTCATTTGCTTCATAATAGTTTCAGACTTATCAAGGATTGATCGAGGGATAACTTTAAAGATTCCCTTCCAGTTAAGTTGATCAATAGAGATTCCTGATCCTATTTGGAAATATTTATTCTTATCAGACTCAAATAGTTTACCGTCTTCTTCGTCTAGCTTAAGTGAAAGCTCGGGTAGATACGTTGCTGTTACACCTTCTTGCTCTCCTGTCTCTTCGTTGTTTTTAGAAAATAATTCATTACGTTCGATTTGATTTTCTTTTTCAAAAGCAATCATTTCAGATTCGTTACCGAACTCTTTTACTTCTGGAGTTGAGTAGATTTGTTTCATCCACGATAGTGTAACGTATGCGTCTTGTTCGATAGCCCATGCGATGTTATCTAATGGAACCTTTAGTCGTTTTAGTGAAGCCTCTCTAGCAAGCTGCACTTCACCAAGAGTCTTTCCTGTAATTTCACCTTCTAGTGTTGGTGAAATACCAGAGCTTCCGTCAATACGGCTCTGTCTATAATCTAATCCTTTCCAAGCTTCAGCTCCGGGACCAGGAATTTCCATCCAATCAAACTTACCATTTGTAATTTGTTGTGACTGCCCTGGAACGATTTTAATAACTCCATCTCCAAGTACTCCTGATGTACCTGTATGAAATCCGAACTTCATAATAGAAAGTACCAACTGGTCAGACGTCATATTGTCCATTTTGTCGTACAATGCTTTATCTTGTTTAATGATCTTCCAGATTGAGATACCGTAAGGGCTATCTGAACTACGAAGAATCCATGGTGTGTGCCATAGAGAAAGATATCCATCATCATTAGGAAGTGGGCATTTGTGTAGAACTATATCTCCTATAGGAACTACAATAACGTAAGTATCTTTAAGTCTATTTTCGTAGAATCCAATAGTTACAATGTCCGAACGTTCAGCTGAAACATCCCCGTCTTCTTTTTGCCCATTCTTTTCAAAGTCGTATGAGACCTTAGAGTTTCTTTTAATGTATTTAAAATTTTCGTATTGTCCAAACTCTACTTCAGCTTCGTCGTAAGAATAGTCCATCTCGTAGTAACAATCATTTGTTGAGTACGTGTTGTAAGGTTTTGTTTGTTCGTCTATCCATGTTTTGTATGGAGACATTCTTTCTTTAGCAACGTCGTTAAACCAAACAAGCTCCTTGGTTTCATAAACATTATTTTTTGGATCTGCAGAATCGTACTCAGTAAGTATGTCTTTTTTGTAAGCAATCTTCTTAGGAAACGATCTTCCAACTGCCCATCCGTATTTTAGTAGGTCAAAAATGAAAAGGCGTAGCACTTGCTTCGAGTCGGTAACAGCCCAGTTTCTTTTCCACAGTGCATAAGCAATTTGAGTATTAGCTTCATACTTTTTAGAAAGCTCAGTAAGCATTCCTTCTGGATCATTTTCAATCAATACAGAAAAAGCTGTTTGGATTTTAACCAACAGAGAAGGTGAAGAGTTATTACTCCTCCAGTTTTGTGTTTGATCTCCAATAGGAACCATTCGAGAACGTAGTCCTGTATCTTGGTCTTGTTCAAATCTTTTTTTAGTTGTACCTAGTTCTAATTCGTGAGGTATGTATTCAGAATCAGCTTCTTTCCAGTCTTTTTCAACACCTAAGCTAGCACGATAAGCTTGCATAGCATCCTTTCGTTTTTTAACAAAGGACTGCAGCTTTTTCTCATCCTTATCAGGATTATATATTTTAACTTTTTCTTCTGGTTCTAGATCTTTTGTTTTTTTCATATATGATTAATATTATACCACATTATTATACCGATAACTATTTGATCCACCTCCTTCTCTTGTTTTCAATTCCTTAATTCTTTTTTCCGCCGCAGTTAAAGTTTTTGGTGACGACTGTTCTCTTAGTGTTTGGAGTAAATATCGCAGATCATCTAGCGCATCTTGGTGTTCAGCTCCACTATAAACACTTTGCACATCTTCTGGCTTGTTCTTATCATGAATCGCAAGTGGAATAGTACGAATCATGTCAGGACAAACATCAAATACCTTTAGTTTTGGTTCTGTATTCTTGTCCCAACGTAAATATTGGTGAACCATGTCCCATCCCATGATACGATTCTTCATACTTGGTATCAATCCTTCGACTCCGTACCTCTGGAATACCTCTGCAGTTGTTTCTGGCATACCTAATTGAGAAAAAGCAGACGTATCGATACAAGTGTACGGGTAATATTCACCTTCGGAGAGCATGGCGATAGCTCTTGCGTGTTCATCGACGTCTTTTCCTGTTTCAAAGTACTCTCGATATACATAAACTTCTCCATTTGTAGATAATGCGTACCAGTGACAACTCGTAACACCGCTACGTCCACTTGGATCAATAGACCTTAATCGAATCCAATGCTCTGGAATCTCAAATGACTTAATAACATGCACATCTTGGTTCCATTCTGAGAAATATTGCCCCTCGAACACATCCCAACTCCCTTCCATGTATGCTTTACGTAACTTTTCAGGTAATCGCTTCAATTCCTCGATATAACTCATGGCATTGTGCGGATTATCCGTCGGTAATGACTTAACAAACGCTACTTGTTCAGGTAAAGGGTCTTCTTCAGTGAATTGTCTGTCCACAAATAGCTTTTTTACCCAATCATGCCCTATTTCACCAGGGTTAGTCCCTGCAATAAACTTTGTATTTTCAATCCCCGGCCATCGCATAATAGATCGTATCTGATCAAACACTGGTCGCCTATTCTTAGTAAGCTCATCGATAGCAATCGCAGCAAATTCCGAAGACGCATACTTAGATGGATCATCTAGATTACGCAGCGCGATAATTCCGCCCCCAAATTCAGGTTTTAACACGAAAGACATACCTTCGATGTTAGAATCCGATAATTTTCCTAGCCATTCCGGGAACTCTTGCTTGATTTTAGTGATTTGCCTATCTTTCAGCGCTGGGTAGTTCTCACAAAAAAGACCGACACGAACTTTGTGATGGCCTTCCATTGCCCACTTAACAAGCATTCGTACTAATGCCCATCGAATGATATAGCTTTTACCTCCGCCTTTCGCTCCACCATACATAACGAATTTAACTCTATCAGATTCATTGATAAATTCTATTTGCTTTGGAGAAGGATTAACAACTTCACTTAATTTAATCTTACTATCTTTTTTCGCTTTGTTTATGTCATCTATTTTTGCCATATATATATGTTAGAGCTGCGTCTTAGGTTAGTTATTACTTTATTATGTAGAGTAGGTATTACTTCTATAATTCTA